TCTGGCAAAGGGCCGACTGACCGCTGTATCTGGACGTATACAAGTTAGGTCATACGATGGCCAGGATGGCCAGAGGCGTTATGTTACTGAGGTTGTAGCAGATGAGGTCCAATTCCTTGAATGGGGCGAGAAGAAAGAGGCAGAGCTTAGCTTTGCACCAATAGAAATAGAGGATGATGGGGAGTTGCCGTTTTAGGTAAAAAAATAAGGGGGGGAAATCATGAAGAGATTAACCCAAATATGGGAAGAGAAAGGACAAAAGTTAATGGTCTAATTACGCACTACAAGTACAGTCTGATAAAAATACGAAGGAGGAGAAAAAAACAATGAATACATATCTAACAATAATAACGACAGTACTAGTATTAACCCAAATAATTAGAATAACGCAGAATCATATTAGTTTGCGCAGGCAAAATGTGCTCTATAAAAAACAATTAGGGGAATTAGCAGAGTTAGAGATACGCAAAGCAGATTTTGAATGTCAGAGAAGATTTTATAGATTAGCAGTTGAAAAAATGGAAAGAGAAAAGGAGGGGGGAATAAAATGCAATGCGTAATGTGCGGGAGATACACGCCAGAAGGTAGACAAGCATGTAAGAGGTGCGAAGGGGGAGATAAAATTGATGATAGAGATACCAGGCAGACTACCAAGCCTAAACGACATCATAGCAGCTGCCAAACAAGGCAAAGGAAAATACCAGCCATACGCCATCATGAAAGAGCAGTACACAAATGATATAGGCTGGCTTGCGAAGAAATTACCGAGATACAACCGAGCAGACATCACCATCACATGGTACGAGCCGAATCTTAGACGTGACCCCGACAACATCACAGCAGGGCAGAAATTTATTTTAGATGGACTAGTGGCTGGTGGGGTAATCAAGGATGATAGCCAAAGATATATCAATAGCATTACCCATAAGTACGAGGTAGATAGGGAGAATCCAAGGATAGAAATTGAAGTACAGGAGGCACAACATGAAACACGAAGTAGCAAAAGCGATAAGGGACCACGGTCCCAAAGAAAGGAGGAATAAGGGTGCTTATAACAAAGACGGTGAGCAAAACATACGAAGTCACATTTTATCCGTATGTTCTACCCGAAATGACCTGGGGGGAATTTAGGGAGAGCCGTGAAAAAAACGGAATAAATAGCAGTAAATTTAAAAAGCGCTTCTGTTGCAACCATGCCTTTGCTGATGATGAACGTGTAATAGTTATCAGTGTAAGCAGTATAGGTAATCGCTTTGCGTGTAAAGCGTGTTTGGCTCGGGAGAAGGATGGCGCTAAATGAAAAGAGGTAAATGAGGAAGCCATTGAGAGAATAGGAGGGGTAAGATGGAGGAGCTGGCGAAGTACGAGGTTAGGAAGGCCAAGAGATTAGACGACAAAGAAAAGCGACTGATAGAGTTTATACGGCGATTGGGTTATGGGGAGATAGTTATAAAGGTACAGGATGGGCTGCCGGTTCTGATTGAACGAGCTACGGAGAGGGTGAAGCTATAGATTAAGTCAGCTAATAATAAGGGGGTAATGGCATGAAAAGGCCAACAAGAAAAGAACTAATCAACTTGCTTGCGGACTTGCTTTATGCTTACACAAACAAAGATGGGGAAACCCCGCACGACTTTGAAGTAAAAGCTGTGAGAAGCACCTGTAGAGTTTTGTGGCGAGAATATGACGGCGGGAAGTATACGGATCATTACATTAACAGAACACTGGAGATGTACGAGAACGGGGAGAAGTGACACATTATGATGAAAATGCGAAGTATGAGAGGAGAAGTAAATATGTTAGAAATAGTACTGATAAACAGTGATTTTGAAGAAATCGAATCAACATTTGTTCAGATGTCGATTCAAGAAGCAGTAGAGATGATAAGTAAAGCAAGTGAAATCGCAGCAGGAGAAGGTCGACCGCGCTATGAAAAAACAGGCTGGATAGCAATGGATTTTAAAGAAGGCAGGATAGAAGTACAGCTAAATACTGAATGATTCGTATGGATTTTATACACCTGAAGGACATTAAAGCCCTGAGGATTACAAGTGCATGCTGATGAAAATGCGAAGGAGAAAGAAGGGGTACAATGGGGTGGAATTTTAGACAGCAGTACGAATTAAACAGAATGCCTGGAATACCTAATCATCCTCCATGTGCAAATTGTGGGAAAATTGATGGTGGCTTTATGGGTTCAAGTAGATGGGGACACAATTACCAATGTTGTAGTGATAGGTGTGGATTAAGATTAAAGAAAAGAATAGAGAATGGTATGTATCCGCCATCAGAACCTAAAATAGATTGGTATAACCCTATCCCTACAAGAGAGCGTGAACAAGCATTGAGGTATAGGATAAAGCATTTAGAAAAGCAACTAAAGTTAAATGGATACAAACCAAGGGGTACACCTGGAGAGGAAGAATAAGACGCATTACAAGTAAAATACGAAACAGCTGACCGGAAAACCGGAGGCACTTTGACCATACAAGGGTTGAGGTGCCTTTATCTTTTGGGGAGGTGGAGGAAGTGAAATTTAAGGCAGAGATAGATAATGTCAGAACACTCAAGAAGGGGATGAAGATTACTATTGCCATTGGGGATAAGGAAGCCGGCAATGTCCTGAAAAACATGTACAACTTTATGGACAAGCCTATCACGGTGGAATTTCTAGTTGATGATGAATTACAGGTAGAGAGGTTGAAGCAACTCTCTCCGGAACAACGAAAGAAAATATATGCCATCCTGCGGGACATGGAAGCCTATATAGGAGATAGCGTAGAGAACCTTAAGGAGAAAACAAAGGAGAGTTTTATTAAAGCCACTGAATATGAGGATTTCAGCTTGAGCAATTGTAGCAAGGACCTTGCTTACGATTACATAGAGTTCCTGCTTAGCCTATGCTTCGAGATTGGCGTTCCGTTTTCTGATAGTCCAGCTGATGCATTTGAGGATGTAGATAGGTATCTGAGGCTGTGCTTAGCAAAGAGGGTGTGTGCGGTGTGTGGGAGACCGGGAGAGGAACATCACTGGAATGCAATCGGTATGGGCAGAGATAGAAGAAAAATAGATGATAGTGACCTTAGGAAATTATGCTTATGTAGAGAACACCATACTGAGGTAGAAACTATCGGAAGAGATACTTTTGAGAATAAATATCATGTCTATGGCGTGCTGTGGGAGGTGTAGAGAGTGGGCATATTAGCAAGACAAACATACAAGCAAGTGGAGTGGTACCTGTACAATTACCACAAGATAAGACGAGAAGTAAAGATAAGCAAAGAGGACATCATAGAAGGTGGAGGAAGAGACCTAGCCGAGTGGGGCGGGGGGATATCATATAGATCAGACCCTACAGCCTCTAAAGCGGTGAGGTTGTGTAAAGATGAAATAGTCAATTATGAGAAATGGTTAAAGGTAATTGATTACGTAGTCAAAAGGTACAAGAACACAGGCCACGGGAGACTCTTGCAGAAGCGGTATTTTGATGAGCTAGGGGAAGTACAGATTTGTAGGGAATTGCATATAGAGAGGACGACTTATTACAGGTGGCGTGAGGAGATAGTAGTATACACGGCCATGATCGCAGCGCAAGAGGGATTAATAAAAATAAATATCTTGTAAAAGTCCGGGACTTTTTGAGCTTAAATATATGGTATTATGGCACTGTGTAGAGGTATACATACACCTCATAAATGGCCTCGATGGCTACCTCCTTCTTGTGGCCAGCTGTACTCCCGTCTAGGAGATACAGTTGGCTTTTTAAGTCGAAATTCGAGAGCTTTTCGACTCTTTTATAAAATCAAAACAAACTCAAAGTAGGTGGTGATGTGAAAAGAAAATTAACAGAAAAACAAGAAAGATTTATAGATTTTTATATTGAGCTGGGAAATGCAACAGAGGCAGCTAGGAGGGCTGGCTATAGCAAGAACTCAGCGGCAGAAACAGGATATGAAAACCTCAGAAAACCTCATATTAAAAACTATATTGACAAGAGACTAAAGCAACTGGAAGATGAGAGAATAGCCAAAGCAGATGAGGTTTTGCAGTATCTAACAGCAGTAATGCGAGGAGAAGAAAAAGAAAAGTTTATAATACTTAATGATGACGGTGAAGAAGTAGAGGTAGAGGCTCCAGCTAAGATAAAAGAAAGAACAAAGGCAGCAGAGTTATTGGGTAAACGCTATACGCTATTTGCTGATAAATTAGACATAGAAGGAACTATAGATGCAGGAACAGAAAAACTAGACTCAATCTTAAAGCAGTTAAAGGAAGATTGATACTATGGCAGAAGAATTACTATTATCAGATAAGTACAAAGATTTTTTAAAGTATGATGCACCAGTAGAGTTTATGGAAGGAACTACGTTTAGTGGAAAAACTACTGTTGGTATTGTTAAGTTTATGTTAAAGGTGGCAGATAGTCCTAAAAAACTGCATGTATTATCTGGATTAGACCTAGGAACCATAGAGAAAAATATAATCAATAAAGACCTAGGAATAACGGATATATTTGGAGATTTAACGAAGTATAATGCAAGTGGAAGGAGAGAACACTCACTACCACATATAACCTATCAAACTTCTCAAGGGGCAAAGATAATTTATGTCCTAGGGTACGATAATAAAACTAGGTGGAAAAAGGCTCTAGGTGGTCAATATGGCTGTGTATACATTGACGAGATCAATATAGCAGATATGGATTATGTAAGAGAAATCTCCATGAGGTGTGATTATCTACTTGGAACTCTTAACCCTGATGATCCCAGCTTACCGATATATAAGGAATATATCAATCATAGTAGGCCATTACCGGAATATAAGGTTGATGCCCCTGCTGAACTGAATAATATGCTGAATGAAGAGCCAAAACCCGGCTGGGTGCACTGGTTCTTTTCTTTTGACCATAATAAGGGGCTTACAAAGGATAAACTTGAACAAATAATCATGAACGTGCCTAAGGGTACCAAGCTATACAAGAACAAGATACAAGGCCTCAGGGGCAGGGCTACAGGGTTGATATTCCCTAATTTCTCTAGGAAGCACAATGTCAGGTCGGCCGCTGAGCTTAAGAAGCGGATGGCAGACAGCCATAACCCGCTTAAGTTTATACATTTTTCATGTGGTGTGGATACGGCCTATTCCCAGGAAAGCCCCGATACCATTGCTTTTATATACCAGGGCATTACTGACAAAGGACGGCTCATAATACTAGATGAAGAGGTATACAACAATGCAAACCTGGAAGTGCCGCTTGCACCAAGCGATATTCCTCCTAGGCTTGTATCTTTCTTAGAGAGGAATAGAAATAGATGGGGCTTTGCTAGAGATGTGTTCATTGACAATGCAGACCAAGCCACCGTTACAGAGCTTAAGAAGTATAAAAGGCAGCATGGATGTGTATACAACTTCCTTAATGCATATAAGAAGGTTCAAGTAATAGATAGAATCCACTTTATGCTGGGCTGGATGAATGTAAGTGAGGTTAAGCCTGAAGCTGATTATATTGTATTGGACCATTGTGTTGAACATATACGGGAGCTAGAGAGCTATAGTTGGAAAGATGATAAGTATGAGCCTGAGGACAGGAATGACCATACAATTAATGCTTCACAATATGCATGGATACCATTTAGGACTAAAATAGGAGTAGGAGGGTAAATTATGGCTAAATATCGAAAGAAACCAGTTGTAATTGAGGCAATACAATTCAACGGAAGAAATTCAGCAGATATTCATGAATTTTGTGGTGATAAAGTACGAGAGCCAGTTGGTAAAGATTATCTTGAAATAGAGACGTTAGAGGGTATTCATATTGCAAGTCCCGGCGACTACATTATTAAAGGTATAAAGGGTGAATTTTATCCTTGCAAGCCTGACATTTTTGAAATGACTTATGAGTTTGTAGAATTGTAGGAGGCTAAAACATGGGTTTGAGAGAGGTGATTAAAGGCGTGATAGCAAAGCTATTAAATATACAGCCTGCAGAAGACGACCAAATATCCATTAAAGAACCACTATCCCATGCAGGAACTGTACTAAGGAATAGAATTTGGTACAGGGGCGACCCATCAGAGCTAGACCAATTTTTCAAACAAACTGCTACTGATGATGTAGGGAAGTCGAGATTTTGGGCCGCAGTCCCTAGTCAAGATTCTAGTATAAGAAAGTTTCATTCTGGGATACCAGGGCAGATAGTGGACAGGCTGGTCGGCATAGTGGCATCAGACCTGGACAGCGTGGATCTTGAAAACGAAGACCATCAAAAGCTATGGGATGAGATAGCACTTGATAATAAGCTAAGTGATGAGATTTTGGCAGATGCCATAAAAGATACACTTATAGACGGTGATGGTGTCTTTAAGCTTAGCGTGGATCCTGACTTATCTAAGTACCCTATAATTGAATTTTACAGCGGTTCTGATATCTCATATACCTACATTAGGAACAGGCTCCAGGAAGTCATTTTCCATGCTTACTATACACATGAAAAAAAGACCTACAGGCTTGATGAGGTATATGGCCGAGGCTTTATCGATTATAAGCTATATGATGACCAGGGCAAGGAAGTACCTATAAACAAGGTACCAGAGGTCAGCCACCTAACCAAAATTACCTTTACCGGTGATTTTATTATGGCAGTGCCTATGAGATTTTTTAAGTCTGCCAAGTTTGAAGGTAGAGGTAACTCTATTTTTGAGCGTAAGAGTGATAACTTTGATGCTTTGGATGAAGTTATATCTCAATGGATAGATGCTATAAGAGCCGGAAGGGTAAAAGATTATATTCCTGAAGACCTAGTCCCCAGGGACCCTATTACTGGTGCAGCAATGAGGCCTAATCCTTTTGATAATAAGTTTATCAAAATAGGGACCAACATGGCTGAGGATGGCAAAAATCAAATAGAGCAAAAGCAAGCTGAAATAAACTATCAAGCCTTTGTCGAGTCCTACGCTAGCACCTTAGACATGTGCCTCCAGGGAATAATCAGTCCCTCTACCCTGGGTATAGACCTTAAAAAGACAGACAATGCAGAGGCACAAAGAGAGAAGGAAAAGACCACCCTTTACACCAGGGGCGAAATAATCAAAGTGCTTAGTAAGGTCATACCCTTGCTAGTGGATACTGCTTTAAAGGTTTACGACAATATGAGTAGCAGGTTGCCTAAGGATTATGTGGCCACTGTGTCCTTTGGTGAGTATGCATCTCCTGACTTTGGCAGTGTAGCTGAGGTAGTAGGGCAGGCTAAATCTCTAGGTATAATGAGTTTAGAGCAGGCAATTGAGGAGCTGTATGGGGACACCTGGACAGATGAAGAAAAGGCACTGGAGGTAAAGAGGATCCGGCAAGGTGATCATGTAGTAGATGAGCCAGCGGCTAATATAGACGGTCTAGATGATGTGGTAGACGATGACGAGGAATAAAAGAGATGAAGCCTATGATATCCGGCGGATCTATGAGCAGA